GCCGGGAGACGCACTCAAACCTGATTTGCCAAAATCAGCCCGCAGCGGTCAGGCAGCAGCACGGTCGCCGCGTAAAGCGTGGTGCAGCGAACGAAAACCTTGCCGGTTTGCGCGTTCATTTGAGCCACCATGACAATGGGCACGCCGTTTTTGGTCGTGCTGGTCATGACCTGAGCGCCCGTGCCCGACGGGAATTCCAGCTTGCCGTAGTCCAGCGTAACTGCGCCTTGTTCCCAAAACGCATTCACCGACTTGCTGGCCGTGTTCAGGAACGTGAGCGCAGCACCTGCGGCCGCCTGAGCCGTGACGTTTTGATACGGGCCAGTCGTCACGATCTTGGGCGTGACAGTCAGGGACGCGGTACCGCCGCCAGAGACAACACGGAACGTCATCGGCTGGCCGGTGTCGCTCTTGTCGATGTTGTGGACAGCGTTTACGCCTGGAATCGTGAAGGCGTCACCGTTCTTGATATTGGCGATGTTGGCGCCAGAGACGCCCAGCGTGCCGTACCGGTTGTCAGTCGGCAGGTCGCCAGTCATCGCGGTGACGGTGTGCGAGGTGTTCGCTGTCACGGTCGTGCCAGTCACGGTACCAACAGCAGCCAAAACGGCGCCATTGTCGGTCCGGAACGATTCGAAGTTGGCGATGCCGGGGACGCGCGAGCGCTCATAGGCAGACTTCGACCAGTCAGCCATGTAGGCCTTGTTGCCCAGATCCTTCGAAACGTCCTTGTAGTCGAACGGGTTCATGAACAGCTTGGCCTGGCTGGCGCTGATGCCGCGAGACACCATCAGGGCTTCGGCGGTTGCGCCGTCGTCCCAGGTCAACGCGCCAACCTTTTTCACGACAATCGACGCCTGGGCCGCGACAGCGGCGTACAGGTTCTTATCGACTTCACCGGCCAGTCGGGTTGCAGCGGCGCGGCCCATGCCTTCCATGTGCGCCTTGTCGCGCAGCTCATAGGCGCTGAGTTCGTAAACCACGTTGTCCGGCGAGCGGAAAACGGTAGGGACAAAGCGCTCGATAACGTCGGTGCGCGTGGCAGCGGAAACGTCCAGGCCCGTGACGACAGCGGCCTGATAGTCTTGCTTCTTGTAGAAAACGTCGTTCGCGCGCTGCATCTTCTGCGGCGACGGATACGTCGTGGTAGCAGCCTGCGAGATAACGCAAGCGGAGTCGAAGCCGTCAATCAGCGGCTCGAACATCATTTCCAGGTCTTTGGCCAAAAGGTTTGCCATGATTCAATTCCTTTGAATGAGAAAACGTTAAGGGTCTCGTTGTCTCATTCACAGGCTGAATGGCGGCCACTGCCCCTTACGGGGGCGAGTCGGGTGATTACTTTCCGAGTTTCGCTTTAGCAGCGTGGTATCGGCTGTAATCACCAGTGCGACGGGCCTGTTCTCGCAGTTGCTCCAAACTGGCAGCGCCTACAGACTTGCCCGTCACTTTGCCTCGGACAGGAGTATCGCTAGGCGGCGGGAGAGATTCCCCCTTCTTGCGCGCCGTTACGGCCACTTCCTTTTCCAAGTCCTTGACAGCATACGCGAAATCCACCGGGTCCGCAATTGCTGCCAGCTTCTTAGCTCGGCCGGGATGCTTGCCAAGCACATACACCAACACTTCGGCTTTCGGGTGCTTGAGCAGAATCCCCTGTTGGACGACAGACAGGCTCTTCTGCACCTCCGCTTCCGCGTCCTCGAAATCGGGCTTCTTCAGGTTTGCAGCCTTGCCGCGATACTCTTCTACCCGCTTAGCCCACTCGGCCTGCTGGGCCTTTTGGGCCTCTTCGGCCTGGCGCTGCTTGGCGTCATGTTCGGCCTTTCGACCCAGGTATGCCTTGAGCTTTTCGGCGTACTTCTCGCCGTCGAACCCGATATCGTCGTCGTCGATCTTCGGCTCAGGCCCCAGCGGCTCGAGCTGCTTCGGAGCAACCTGGCCCGATTCCAACGCATCCAGGCGGGCGCGCAGTTCACGACTCTCGCGCTCAAGGCGGCGGTTTGCGGTACGCATCTCCGCAAACTTCGCCGCAGCGCGGGGGCTAGTCCCATCAGGGAGTTCGTCCTCTTTACCAAGAGCCTCACCGTCAAGGGTGATTACAAGCTCTTCTTCCTCTTCATCCTCAGCGGGGGCTTCTTCCTCGCTTTCGGATTCGTCGGATTCTTCCTCGCCAGTCTCCTCCGTCTCTTCAGTGGTTACTTCGTCCTCTTCGGGCTCGGCAACCTCTTCAAGCTCGGGGTCCTCAACGATATCGGTTTGTGTGTTCATGCGTCTCAGTGGTGGTGGTTTGTATCAATCATCGCGCAAGGTTGAAAATATTTCAACTTTCCTCGACTCTGCATGGTTCCGGATTCTTTTCAAACCGCACAACCTTGATGGTTTCCGCGCCCTCAAGCATGGCTTTCATTAGGCGGTGCCGGCCGTCCATCAGGTCTCCATCCTCGTCAATGATGATTGGATAACTGAGGTCGGCTTCGTTCACCGCTTTCATGTGCATCACAAAGTCTCGCAGCTTGAGTTTTTCGTAGGTGTAGTACACATACAAATGGTCAAGCTTTACGTCCATCACTGGCAGGCTTGCGGCAAGGTTGTGAAGCCTTGCCACGCTCCAAACGTGGCGCCCAATTTGGCAGCACTGGTCTTTGGGCTCGCACCATTTTTCGATATTCATGCGGCGATGTTACGCGCCTCCTGGCGTTGGCGCAATCTGCGACATATCGACGGGTTGGAAAAGCATATCCCGCAGGATGCCAGCCGATGCGAGCTGCTGATCCCGCACTGTCTCCATGGTTTTGGCGTATGTCTCGGCAGTTTGAGCGCGCTTGAGTTCGGCGTTCGTGATCGTCTCGACGGTCTTAGCCTTGGCCTGCTGGGCGTTCGCCGCCGCTTCTGCCGCTGCAGCCAGGAGATATTGCGAGTTCGGGTCAGGCTGCTGGTTTTGCGCGGCCTGCATCAACTCCTCTTGCTCTTCCTTGGTCGGCTTAACAGCGCCCATGCTGACGAGTTTGGAGCGGTAGTAATCGCGGTAATCGCCCAGGCCCTCGCCTTCCATGTTCATGATTGCGGCTGCGGTCAAAACCTGGATGGTTTCAGGGTCTTGAGTGATCGTCATCAGCCCTGTGATAGCCCGGACGGTTGCCGCTCGCTTGCTGGAGCTTGACGGGCCAATCTCTACATCCGGTTCGAAATTGGCCTTCGCCATCTCGTACAGAATCTTTTGCTGATCGGTTTCGGCGTCGTATGTCGGCTGGTTGAGCGTAATTGAGCCCGTGACGCCGTCCTTACTCACGGTCTTGGCCTTGCGGTTTTCTTCGCGGGTCAGTGCTTTCTTCATCGCCAGCCAAATCTGGCCGCTACGTTTCATGGCCTTGCCGAAATTGGACATGTAAATAAACGTCTGCATGTCCAGTTTGTTCTGAACCAGCTCAACCGCCTTGCCTGACAGGTTCGCGTGGAGTTCTTCGCCCGCCTGCTGTGACCCAAGCAGAGACTGCAGCGATTCACCCGTAAGCTGCATCAGTGCAGCCATCGCCGGGGGGACGTTTGGCACCTTGCTGTAAGCAGTGGGCGCAGCGCTGCCGGGGATCGGCTGGCCGTCCGGCCCCTTTAGTGGGTTGAGCAGCAGGTAGGGATATGGACTGATTGCATGGTCCGACCACATTTGCTGATGCCCTGTGATCTGCTCCGGCGTGACGATTGGCACCTCGACGGGCGAGCGGGCCGCAATCTCTGCCAGCCAGCTCATCAAGGTGTTTGTCAGGCGCTGGGCATCCTTCGCCAGGCGGACATGCCCGCAGTAACGCTCGATGCCACCGATAACCGAGCGCTTGGCGTAAAACGGCACGATGGGGATCATCCCGCCCGGGACTTCGCCGCACTCCTCGAGGATTTGCGAGCCCGTCATGAGGTACTTAAAGCACCGCTTGCGCTCCACCCGCTTGCGCTTGGTCTCAACCCATCCGGTGGCGGTCAGCTCCTCAAGAATCGTCGGATCGTCCTTCAATTCCTGCTCGGAATACTTCTGCTTCTGCGTGCCGGTCAGGTCAGTGAACCAAATCACCGTTTCCTTTTTCTCTTCGACGCGGTAGTACTCGCAGACGTAAACCACATCAGGCAGGACCCAATCAAACGTTGGGGTATAGATTCCCGTCGGCCAGTCAGCGGCTAGTGCTTCGGGCCACTCGTCCTCAAATTCGGCGCGTGGCATTGGAGTAACGACAAAGCACGTTTTGGCATCTGCCTTATCGTGTCTCTTCGCACCCAGGTCGAAAAACACAGACCGGTCAGCGTCAAAGATGGGCTCAATGCAGACGGTTTGGCGGTCGTCCTCCTCGTCATCATCGTCCTCATACTCCGCGCGCAGGCGCCAGGCGCCAATCCCGCCCGATGTGCCCTCGTCGAATGCGTTGTCGTATGCCTCATCTGCGACGGACTTTTTCTCATCCGCCCGGAGCAGGCCGGTCAGCGCATCCGCGAATTCGTCGTTGGGCTCGCCGTCCTTGGGCTCAAACAGCACATCAATGCGGTTTGCCCGATACTCGTTGAAAATCCGCATCACCGCGAGCTGAACGCGGTTGAACTCAAAGCGCGGCTTATTCTCAAACTGCTCGCCCACCGGCCCTTCCCACTGGGCCGACGAAATCATGCAGAATCGGCGGTCCTCATAGCACTGGGCGCGCTCGTCAGCCTCAACGCTTTGGATATCGTCAAATTCCCGCAACGCCTCCACATGGATGCGCTTGAGTTTTTCCTCGTTGTAACGTGCCATAGTCATTCCCGCTCGGGGTAATGAGCTGCTGGCGGGCTCGATTTACTCAGCTGACAGTGCTAGTTTAGCCGCGACGCCACGGGGACGCTACAGGGATGGGCTCAACCTTTATCTCCTGCGTGCGGCCAATCTCCCCATAAGGGATGGCGTAGCGCCTCATCATGTAGGCGTAGCGCGCCGCGTCCAGAACGTCATCCCTAGTCTTGACAATATGGCCCTTGTCGTCTCGGTGGTACTGCAGGAACTCATCAAAGAAGTCCCGCAGGCCGGCGAACACCTTGAACTTGCCTTTCAGCATCAGGTCGCGCAGCTCGAACAGACCAGCCTCAACGCCGTTCGATCCATCGGGCCATGTAGCGTGAGACGCCACGAGTTTGAAGCCTGCGGCCGAATAGTAGGACTTCTGCTGCTTGCCTGATCCCTTCTCTGTCTGCAGGCCATCCAGCGGCCAGGCTGTCGGGACATTGGCAGCCCACGACTTCACCGCGCCCCAGGCGTCCGATGGGCTCACGCCTGATTTCTTCCATGCCTTCGTGAGGTAGAAAGTCTCAGATTCTTGGTCAATCACCAGTTGAACCTGCGCCTGCGGGTGATCAAACCCGAAGTCCATCCCGTTGATTACCCGGAAGTGCGGCGGGATTGCAAACGGAGCGCAGGTGATTTCCTCCTCTGCGATATCGTAAATCCGGCCGTGGCCCAGCATCGGGACGCCCTTGGTTCGCATTTCCCGCTGGTGAGCTGGGAAGCTGGCCAACAGGTCTTCCTTGACTTTCTCGCTCAGGTGCGGCGCGTCATCCCAACCCTTTTGCATGCAGAACTGCGCGCGGCTGGGGGAATCCATGAACTGGATAACCAGGTCAGTGCGACCATTTTCCGGGGTGAACGTCAGAATACCCCGGCCGCCGCGCCCACGGTCGCCCGATGCGGTGCGAACAAGCACCTGCGGGAATATCGAGCCGTCGCGCGGCTCCTCGTCAATGTGGTACCAGTCCACGGCGTCGCCCATCAGGGCATGCTGGCCCTGGCTGTAGCTCCAAAACTGGATCTTGGCAATCTCCCCGCTCTTGTGCTTGACCATCAGCGAGCGCACTGCATTCGGCGTGCCTGTCATGGACTCATAGCCCACGATTCGATCGGCCGGGATGATTCCGCCCTCGAACTTGTCGCCGTTCTTGCGGCCCACAAGCGGGGTTTGGAGCAGGTCGCGGGTTTTCTCTCCCGAGTAGCCGAGGCACCAGATCAGCGGGGCATGGTCAAACCTGTGGCCTTCCCACCCGTCCGGGTATTCCCCAAGCGCATGCACGCCATCCATGTACGTGCCAAGGTAAGTTTTACCGATGCGGTTTGCTGCGATAAGGCAGCACTGTGAATGCGTCGCGGTCTCACGCACGAAGTCCGTTTGCCATTCGTACAGCGTTGCGAACAGCGAGCGATGCAGCGATGCCTTCGCCCGCCTGGCCAGCTCCTCCTCTAGCCTAAGCAGCTCGGCGGCCTCAGCGCTTGTCAGCATTCTCGGCAGTCTCCACGGCCTTGATACAGGCGTCGATGGTTTCAAGCACTGTTTTCATGGCAAGCGAGCCAAGCAATTCCGCATCCTCGGTCGTCGCCATGTAGCGACGAAGTCTCTTTAGGGCGCAGATAGATCTGCTATGGGATGACATTCCGTGCAGCGCGTGATAGGGCACGTATCCGCAAGGACCGCATTCAATCTCAATCGGCTCGCCGATGGTGTTCGCCATGGTTAGTCCTCGTGGGATTTGATGAGGTCTTTTAGCAGCCGCAACGCGTCAGCCTGCGCTCCCGCCGCGCCGATAGAGAGGCCGCTGCTAAACGATCCAGCGGCGGCATGCCGCGCTGCATCCTCATTTTCAGCCAAGTAAAGCGATATCTGATCAATCACCGCTTGCAGGGCTTCCAGCGGGATAGCCTTGCCAGCACTGACGTAGTTCTGCTGCTTGTAATACAAGCTCCCGTCTTCCCGCTCTTCAATGAATGGGCTTCCCTGCTTGATGGGGTTTTCGAGCGCATAAAGACGGGCCTTGATGGCGCGCAGCTCTTCCAGCAGATCTGCGTTAATTGCCGGCCGTCCCCATGCTCTAGATAGGCCTGCGTCCAGGTATTGCTGATAACTCATGGTCTTCCTTGTGGTGGCTTCGCTTTGCGCGAAGTGTGCCCGTCTCAGGTCGGTGTTTTTGCTGCCTACTTGCTTTCCGGCGAAGGCTTGCCGGTGCGTTTTGCGTGCAGAGCGGCGGCTTTGGCCTCAATCTCAGCATCTGTCAGGCCGGATAGCGGGGCTTCCGGGTCTCCGGCCAGGATAGTCCGGTCTCCGTAGCGCTTCGGATCCCACTTTGCCAGGAGCTTGAGCCGCGTGTCCACGCGCAGCCGTGAGCGGGCCACGAACTCAGCATTCACCCTGGGGCCGTTCTCGGTCTCGATGGTGTCGGAGCTTGAGTCATCGGCGATACGCAGGCAGTCGAGCGCGATGGCGTCAAAGCCTTTTTCCCTCGCGCGCGCGATAGCATGAGCAAAAACGGGGTCAGCGTCCATCCAATTCCGCACAGTGTCGTCATGAGGGAATCCGTCATCCCTGCAAATCTGCGCCAGCGGCTCGCCCGTGCTCAGGCGAGCGATGATCTTGTCTGCAATCTCTTGGGTGAATGTGCTTTTGCGTCCCATCATTCCTCCCGCTCAACCATGACGGACACGCACCCTGCGTTTGTCACTTTCCATCGCACAAGCTCCTTTGTCATGGGCGGCGGGCGGCGCAGCACCCAGTTTCTCAGGCGCGGCCATAGGCGCTTATCCGGCTTGCATATGCCTTTGATGGTGAGTACGTCGCCCTCTTTCATGGCGTTCGGTGTCGTCGTTGTCACGATCATCAGTTGTCCATCATGTGTGTAAACGCCACAAACGCAAGCCCAAATAGGGCAGCATGCGGGCTAATGGCTGCTACGCAGCATAGTACAAAAATGGCTAGGAGGTTCATCATTCGCTCCTCAATGGGTAGCCGGGGAGATGGCGCATACTTTCCGGCCAGTCGCACCACTCAATTCCGTCTTCATAGGCGGACTTATGCCGTGAGCAACGTGCAGCGTAATCGGCCGAGTTGCACTCCAGGACTGAAATCGACCAATTCGACCCATCCCACCAGCGCCATACCCCAGTGTTTTTTGAGATGCTCGTCGGCCACCATCCCACGGCAGGGGGAGGTCCACTTTGCCATTTGCTCATGATTTACTACCGCAGTAGCTGCACACCGGCTCATATGGTGCGCCGCAGTTGATGCAATGATGATTGGTCTTGAGGATGTACTTCAGCGCCTTTTCACCCATGGCCCGGTGGAGCCTGTACTGCTCATGCAGATATTCCTCGTCATTCTTGCGCAACAACTCCGCCTGTTCGCGGTAGTCAACTCCTGCATCGTAGCCGGCAAAAAACGCGCCAATGTCAAACATCACACGCCCCTCCTAGCAAGCGCTACCTGTGCAGCGGCTCGGACGATTGCGCGGCACGTTGAGGCCTCGGCATTGCTGACTATTGGCTCAATAAGCTCAATTTCATGCCCGTCTGGCATGTCAACCCTAGCCGCAACATGGGGGCTTGCGTGCATGTAATCTTGATCCCATACGGCTACGCCCATAGAGAGCCCTGCCATCAGCCGCAATGCGTCGGCGTTGTCGGCGACAAGTGGCCGCCACGGCTCACCATTCACGAACGGCGCGCAGTACGCACCGCCCTTGCACGTTCCCGTTTTCCATTCGATCTTGAGCCCCGCCGCTTCGGCCGCCAGCCCCAAAAGCTCTCTGTCTTCCATGTGCGTCTCCTGGTGCTTGCATTGTACTACACATCGCGCCATGTTGCGCGCACGCTTGTTACAAAATAGTCCTTGTGTCTCCGCTTTTCGCTGTTATATTTATTCCCATGGGCTGCACGGTGCGGCCCGGCAAACAGGAGCAAAGACCATGACCAAGCCCCATCTTCACGCCGCCGAAACCTGGCGCAACCCGAAAACCCTTCAGCGCGCCAAGGTGTGGCCACAGAGCCGCTGCGGCATCGTGCTTGACGTGCACATCGACGTGTACGAGTATCGCCGGTGCATCGGGAAGTTCCTGACCGGCTTCGCGTCCATCGAAGAGGCCCGCGACTACCTGACGCGCAGCGGCTTCGTCCGAGCGGCATGACACCCCCGCCCGTCTGGCCCTTCCCGACTTGGCGCGGCGCCCCGTACAAGCCCGCGCCTGTCCCGAAGACTCCCCGCAAACCCTTCGAGCCCGCGCCGTTTTGAAAGACCCGCGCAACTACCGCGAGGCGCACACCGCGCTCCATCCTCGCCCGGCCCCGCCGTGGGCGCGCCCCTCAACCTGCCGCCGCGCAGCTCGTCCCGGCCTCCTGGCGCGACTGCTCGGCCTCTTTGGAGTCAAGAAATGACCCGCTATCGAATGGAATTCCGCAAGGCCCTTGTGACGTTTTGGGCTGAGGTCGAGTGCGATCCAGCCTCACGCCGCCTTGTTGGCGAGGAAATCGCGCGCCGGCTGCGTGCGGGGCTGCTGGATATCACTGAGGTAGAAGCAAATGGCTAACGACGAAATGATCATCGACGGCGTTTTGTGCTGGCGCGCCCGCCCTGGTTTGGCGTGGTCGCCTGTAGACACCCCTGAAGCAAAAATCGTGAACGCACTGGCAGCGCTCACCGATGAGCAGCGCTGCGACGTAGGCCGGTGGTTTTGCGCCAACTGCGGGCAGATGAATATTGATGGGCGCATGTGCCAATGCTGGAACGACGAATGACTGACAAACCAAAACGCGGCCGGCCCACAAAAGCTCCTGGCGAGCGCAAAAAGCCCTGCTCACACACGCTGACCATTGAGCAGCAGGAGCTGCTGGCAATCATGGCGCAGGCTTCTGGAATTTCTGCGTCATCGTGGGTTGGTCGGGCTATTGAGACTGCAGCCCTTGCCGCTGGCATTCGGCCTGCATGTAAAGCACAACCATCCTGACTGTGGACGATACGCCCGCCTTGCTTCTGGCCTGGCGGGTGTGTGTTCTGAGGGTGCTGACGCTGATCCCCATTGCTTGAGCTGCCCGCTTGTCCTCGCCGTGGTCCCGTATGGCTTCCACGGCTTTTCGTTCTGTGGGGGTTAGGTTTTGAGGATATGGGGCATCGTAGTTCGCGCGGCTCTTGTTCTTCATCCTTTTCCCTTCTCTAGCGCGTTCGCTTTTGCTCTTGAGGTGTCGCGGATTTCCCGCAGCTCGTCCCTCTGCCATTTGTGGACACGGTTGTCTGCGTAGAGTGCCGCAGCCACTTCGGGGCCTAGGAGTCGGTCGGCAGCTTCCCTCATTTCCCAATCCTTCGTAGCCCCTGCGGCGTTACACCGCTTGCATTGGCCGTGAACGTTGCGCTCGTCGAATCTCAGATTGTCGGCGTTGCTGCGCGAGCGGATATGGCCGGCATCAAAACCGCCCCCAACACCCCCAAGAATCAGCGTCTCACCGCAGACAAAACAGCCCTTCCCAGCGTCTCGGAGTCTGACATAGCGGTTGAATTCCCGCTGCGCCTCCTTCTTCAGCTCGGGAACCGTCTTGAGATTTTCGAGCTGTTCGCGGGTCTTCCGCTTGTCTTCTGCCTTCGCTTTTTCTGCATCCTTGAGCTTCTTGGCTGACACCATATCAGCCGCGCACTTCGGCGAGCACGCTTTTTGCATTGGTCGGGATGGCGTGAACATTTCACCGCACCCGCCCTTTCTCGCGTCGCATCGTCTCGGTCGAATAGTCGGCATAGATACCCACATCATTCAAATGCCCCTTCTGGCGCATCGCGCCCCAGGCTAGTCCTAGACCACACTACCCCAGCTTGGTCGCCGTAAGCATGGCCCAGGGTAATCAGCTCGCTCATTTCCTGCACGGTCATTTTGCTGGTGGACTGGCCCAGGATGACGACGCCGCCGTCGATTCCTCTCGCCATTCTTTGATGACACTTCAACCCCGCAGTGAGGATGTGCTTTACATCCTCCGGAGATAGTTTCGTCATCTGGCCGTCAACCGCCCATTCGCACTGTTTTGACAGGTCAGTCAATACTGACCACATGAGGTTGTTTTGTTCGGTTGACCTGGTGGCCTTCTTGACCTCAAGACTCAGCTTGTGCCCAGCAATAAGCATTGCTTTCATCCACTCAGCCAGATCCCGCAGTTGTTTTGCTGCGGTTTGCCAGTTGTGCAGCGTGAGCGACCTGCGTTCTGTCACGGCGCGGCGTAAACAGTGAGGTTTCCGCTTCTGTACCTCTTCAAAAGCCCGCGCTCGACCATTTCTTTCATGATGGTGGCCGCAGGGCCTTGACGGACTCCGAACTTCGCGGCCGCGTCAGCGGTTGTTAGCTCCTCGTCCCGGTTGCGGTCGAAAAACGCCAGTAGGTTGTTTTCGAGCTGGTGGCGTTCGCTCTGCATGAGCGTAACAAGTGTGTTCATTCGCGCTCCTCATGTGTGGCGCCAGGGGCTTGGAAAGTTCCGGCCTGCTGCCAGGTCCACCAATGCCGCTGGGTATGGCCGACAGCACCTACGC